ATTCTTCATTGTGGATCAAGTTCGATAGGATCGACTTCTCTATTCTCATTAACACCGCCTGTATATACTATATCGTTATTAATTACACCATACGCCATAAGTTCCATTAGGAAATCGCCCAACTCTTTTTTAAAGGCAGTGTGGTCAAGATTTTCTGGTTCTTGTTCATGTATGTTGTATACAAATTTAACTCTAAGTCTATCGTTTTCTTTATCTTCTTCAAAGGAAACTCGACCATAAGAGAATATTATACCTGAAAATTCTCCCTCCGTCAACATTAACGCAAGAACTCCATTGCGTTCTAATGTCTTATGTGGACGAACCATATCAGTCTTCATTGTCAATCTCTGCAAGTTCTTTTTCGATGTCCTCATCTTTGAGGATTTCAGTTGAGCCAACTTGATACTTGTCTTTAACAAACTGAACGAATGTTTTCTTGGCAAGAATAGGCATCCAGAATTCTTTGTTATCAGTATCTTTGATACGATATTTCTTATCTTCTATTTCACCAGTATCCGTATCAACTCTTGAGTACCATCCATTTGATGGTTTAACCACATGTCCCGATTCCATAGCAATGTCAAGTAGACCAGACCAACGACTGATACCACCATCATGATATACAGTAACAGGTATTTTAGATTTCTCACGCACGTACCTTGATTTCTCCACATTAATAATAAAGTTGTAACCGATAACCTCAGTTCCTTCTTTCTCTTGTTGACGACCGATAATGAAAATATTGTCAGCTGAGTAGTACGAACCAGTGCCACCACCAACGATTGCTTTGGGGAACATACCAATTTCCATGTAGGTATGATTGACAACAACCAGTGGGATATCTTTCAGATTCAAGTGTGGTGTGATCATACGGAACAGTGACTTCATCTGCTTTGCTCTTGACATATCAGCAACAGACTTACCTTCCATAGCATCTTCAACTTCTTTCTTAGAAGCAAGGTTACCAATAGAATCAATAACAATAATCAAATGGTCACCACGATCAACACCCTCAAGTTGTTGCATGATGTCAAACTTCAACTGTTCAACATTGGTAAGAGGAGTGTGAATAACTCTATCAGTATCAATACCAAAGGAATCAAAGTAGGACTGCGGAGTACCAAACTCAGAGTCATAAAATAAAAGAACAGCATCGTCATACTTGTCCAGATAGGACTTAGCCATTAACAAAGAGAATGCCGTTTTAAAGTGTTTCGATGGACCAGCCCACATTGTAACACCTGGGACTAAACCACCATCAAGTCGACCAGACAAAGCAATGTTGATTGCTGGAACAGAGGTAGGAATCATATCCTTCTTGGTAAAGAATTTTGATTGTGATAGAATTGCGCTATCCTTGATAGTTGAATTCTTTTTAATTTTATCTAATAAACTCATATGTTCTCCAAATATTTATTTCTATTATACTATGTATATGTTTGCAAGTCAAGGATTATTCTTGCTGTGTGGGACATCGAATACAAAGGTGACTCTGGTACAATCTCCAATGTTTGCAGTTCCGTGCATTAGTTTGTTGTTGAACCAGAGCAGAGTTCCAGGTTCAACATCGTAGTGTTCATCGCCTACAAAATATCTATATCTTCCTTGAATAGATAAGTGATAACGATCTCTTGTTAGATAGTAAGTCCCCTCATCAATATGTAGTCCAACAACACCATCGACAGGCAGAGACAGAAATCCACAACGACTAAACTTTTTAAAGTTTCGTTTCATGAATCCCACAATCTCTGTGTGATTGTGTATTGCTGGAGTTGGAACACAAATCTCACTGTCTCCCACAAAGTCTTCAGCTTTTTCTACAGAACCCATAACGAGCTGAAGGTTTCCAACAGGGATGTCATCATAACCTCGATCAACCAAAGATTGCACACCCTCAATTCTTCTTTGATTCATCCAATCGTCGGGGTGCTGCTTCAGCTGATTTAGTATCTTGCTGACATTGATGCCAGTTTTAATGATACGAATATTACGCAAAGAAATCCTCCAGTGATGATTTTGGTTCTACGCTCCAACCCAAAGGTTCAATAACAATCTGTACTGCATCAAGGAAAACCTTTTCGAATTGTTTTTCGTAGTCTACATAACTATGTAGGTTTAATTCTTTAGGTAGTTCTTGAGAGAAAGAAATAACATCTTCTTGAATCGGATTCGGTGTCTTGAGATACACAAACTTAATCTTGTCGCCATCACGAATGGGTTGGTATTGTTTCTCAAGTCCCTTTTCTTTTGTGTGATAGTTAAACAACAGCGCACCACGAACTGCGATCGGTGTTGACTTACCATAGATCGTGGAACTTCTACCATACTCTCGTAGACCATTTACTGATCTCGGGAACGCAATCTCTTCAATTGATAGTTTGTTAAACTCATCTCTAAACGAATGTATATACGAATGAATCTTGCTTTGATTTCCTTCAAGAATAACCTTGATCGAATCTTTAAGTTTGTTACGTATAACTTGAGGAGTAGAGGACTTGACCATTTCAAGACCCATAACTTTAATTTTAGGTTCCGCATATTGAACACCTTCAGAGTTGTGAACATTTATGATATAACGCTTCTTGGCAGTCCAGATTGCTTTGTCTGCCAATACCTCACGTTTCATCTGCATCTTTTGAGCATAGGCATTAATGTAATCAGCCAACTCTTCATAACCCTTGTCAATGAATGGCTGGAAAACATCTTCGCATATCTTATCCATATACTTAATCTTCTCTTCGTCAGTCTTACCTTTACAAACAGATTCGATTAGATTCTCAAGAGTTAGATAGATTGAATCGGTGTCAATGGCAATGACATAATCTTTGCCTTCGGTCTTCATTGTTTTGTTTAGGAAAACATTTAGTTTGTTTGCCATCCAACGAATCGACAACTGACCAGACAAGGTAATTCCCTCTGCCATTCGTAGATCAAAGTAGCGGAAATACTGATTACCCATGGCACCATAAGCAGAGTTTAGAGCAATCTTCATTGCCATCTGCAGGTTGTTAAGTCGAGATATATCCTTTAGCAAGTTTTTCTTGCTCTTGTCGTTTTGATATTCCTGTTCAGCTTTCAACATCTGCTTCTTAAACTTAGAACGATTGGCATACATAGTTGCCATCAACTCTGGCATGAAACCAAGTTTCTCTTTGGTATAGCAAACGCCATTGGCTGTCATTGTGACATTGCGTTCCTTGATAGAACTGGTGTCAATCTTCTGTTGAAGTAGATAGTCAACTGTTACAGTTTCACGACCCTCAAGCATTGTCTCAGGGGAGATGTTATACTGCATAATCAAGTGAGGATACAGACTGTTCAAGTCAAAGGAAGCAACCCACTTGTGTAAACCAACAAGAGGATCCTTGACATAAGCACCCTCAAACTTCTCACCTTTGCGATTACCAGAGTTTTGTGGTATGACAACATTCTTTTCACGAAGATGATTATAAATGATAGCATCCCACATACGAACCTGAGAGAATACATCTTCATAGTTAATCTTGGCATTATACGCCATGGTCAACTGCAGTTCGATCAACTTCATCTTGTCTTCAAGTTTGTCAACCAAGTGTACATCGTGAATGTTATAGGCGACGAACTTCTTCCAGTTATGAGTGTAAAAGTCTTTGAAGGTTGCGTACTCACTATGGTCTAGTTTCTTTTCACCCAACTCAACAAAGGCAATATGATCAAGACGATAAGACTCTTGCGCCGAGTAGGTATACTTCTTATAAAGATCCATGTAGTCTAACATAGCAACACCTTGAATGTCGTATGTCAATTCCTCGCTACCTTTCATGGCAACCTTACGTTCACGAATCATATCCCATGGCGAAATCTTCTTAGCAAAAGATTCACCGAGAACATATTCAATCCTACGAATAAGATAAGGAATATCAAAGAAGTTAATGTTCCAACCAGTAACAACATCGGGACAGTTATCCTGCCAGTAGATTAGGAACTCCTTGAGCATCTGTGCTTCGTTTTCGAAACAACGATAGTCAACATCACCAGCATTACCAATTGGTTGACGACCAAAGGTAACAATCTTTTTTGTTTTGTTATCTTGAAGTGTGATTAAAAGAATCTCTTCATTTGCTGAAGGGATATCGGGAAAACCATTTTCGGTTTTGGTTTCAATATCCAAAGAAAAGATCTTAACCAAATCTGTATCTGGAACGATCTCACCTTTATAAGTGTCGCTGATGAATTGAGCAACCCAGTTGTTGTTGCCGTAGATCTCGAATCCTTGAATATCTTGATATCGTTCAATGTATTCTTTGGTCTCATAAACATTGCCACATTGAAGTGAAGCAACATACTTACCATCAAGAGTTTGATACTCTGTTGGTTTGTTTGATGGAACAAAGATAGTTGGGTTGAAATCTACACGATGTCTAAAAGGACTTCCGCTTTTGTCGTAGCCACGGACAAGCATCTTACTACCATATTGAACAACGCTTGTATAAAATTCTTTCATTTATTTCCCATAAATTAACATCATAATATCCAAGGCACAGTCATGAGTTGGGTGATGCTTGATAACATTGTGTCGTTGAAAGGTAGGATGAACAATATCACAGTAGCCATTCTTACCTGTCTCACAAAGTAAGTCAACTGCTGTTCGAACATCACGCCAAACATTGTAGTTTGTAATTAAATCAACTTTAACTGACTTACACAAACTATCAATACACATTTGATCAAGCGAACCACGAGCCCAAAAGGTTTGGTCTTTCTCTGGATACTTTGCGATATATTCTTTTATTTTATTAATTCCATCAAGAGAAGTCAAGTCATCTTTCTTGGGAGCCAAAGAAATACTGCGAACATATTCATGTTGTCCTGCCCACCAATCAACAGTTCCCTTGTCGATAGAACGCTTCATTGCGATTTGTTCTTTGGCATCAAATTTAACAAACAAAGAATTGTTCATCAGTTCGTCATAAGTATACTGCTCGCCAATATCAAAGTGAATGATTGACGCTGACAAAACTACAGCTGTGGACTCTGCATCAAGAGTCTCAATATCGAACATAAACATAATAAATCTCCAATGGAAAATAGCGTCTCAAGTATTATTATACCTGAAACGCCATTAAATGTCAAGGGTTATTTTGCTATTTGCAAACCTGCAAGGGCAGATGCTGGGGCTACCTGAATGCCTGA